ACATTTAATTATCCTATTAATCTAGAATTTTAATAGGTTTTTTTATTGTATTTTTTTATAAGCATCATTGAATAAACCAATAACGATTAAAAAAGCGACCCGAAGGTCGCTTTACTATTTTGGGTGAGAAGGTATAGTTACCCCCGACTTGCAGTTTCTTAGGCTGCTAGTGCAACACGACCACCAACGGTGTTACCGTTGAAGCTCATTGCTGCGAAGTCAAATGCATCATCGTTTGCATTTATAGTTTTGCTTGATTTACGGTCATCGCCTACCGTGTTGCCGTCTCTACTATCTACCCCTGTCGAAACCATAACTGGCCCATTAGGGAGAACACTACTTGCTATGCCGGCCACTATCACTTACCGCGGAGTTGTGCGCCTTCCAGCTCCTTCTGCAATGTTCTCTCTGGTGGACCAGGCGGGAGTCGAACCCGCGTCCAGAAGTCCTTCGCTTTGAAGGGATTACAACAATTCTTTATTCGTAAGGTTTTAAAAAGTCGTCGTCTTTTGAATCTTCTTCAAACTTAGTCCAATCATAGGTTACCAAGGCATGAATCCATGCACCGATACAATAGACAAGTAAAAGTAATATTAAAAAGCCACCCATGTTAATGTAACAACAATAATGATCACAACAATTAAAAATCCAACTAGAAATCTGGTTAAGTCGTCATTTATAAAAGTATTTAACTTTCTTTCTTCATCATTGTCAAGACCTTAGTGTTCAAAATCATATTTTCTGTTACTAATTTTGTAATCGTTGCAAGGAGTATTAACTTATCCTCATCTGTAACAATATCTTTATCAAATTGTTCCAGAATACTAGTACCAATCATCTTCATAGCTTCTTCTTTGCCATTTGTAAAGACACCCCAATCAATCGGATCGCCCTCTTCTGCGGCAAATGCGATATCAGTTAATTCTTCTAAAGTTATTTTAGCCATCCAATCCTCTTATTATTGTCTTTTCTGTATTGATATTCTTCTACGCTGCCCGGAAATCTCCAGGCCCATATAGCAACCAGTAGCATAGATATTCCGCTATAGATTACAGCTTTTACATTATACGTGGTAAACCAAAGAAACGCTAGACTAGATGACATAACTAAGATCATTAGATACTTGCCTTTGGTTGGAAATACTTTTTTCTGCGTCCAGTTTGTAAGAAAAGGACCAAATCTAGGATGATTGTATAACCAATCATGCATCTTTGGAGAGCTCTTAGCAAAGCAATAGGCTGCGAATACTAAGAATATGCTGAATGGAATTCCCGGAGTGACTACTCCAACGTAGGCCATACCTAAACTTAAGAATCCTAAAATTTTCCAAAATAATTTTTTCATTATACCGCCTGTAAGTCAGTTAATCCTGTTGCATAAAGTTGATCATTCAACAGAGTCAATACCTGCTTTCTATTATTTGTTTTACTAAAACTGATATGAATCCAAGGAAGTCTCGTGCCTGTGGTTTTATATTCCAACAATAATTGATCATAGGGAATGAGATCTTTAAGTTCTCTGGCGATCCTATAATAATCACCTTTAGTCACATTCCTAAATTGTAGATCAACTGCTTGACCTGTGACATGTTGACTCTTTTGACTTGTTGACGCTGGTCTGAATGTGTTGGTTATGAATGCATTAGGATATCTGCTAAAGATTGGTTCTAATACATTAATAGCTAGTAATTTTAAATTACAAACAGTTTCACCTAATGATAATCTTAGGTCACCTAATCTAAGAGGATGATCAAAGATTACATTAGGAGCTCTAGTTAATTTGCCAACAGTAAATCTCGGACTTAATTGAACAGCATCTAGTGCAGCACCTTGCAATTTAGGTAATCCAGGAGGTTCTACTATCGTCTCAATTCCGCCACATGCTGTAGTAACAGGACCTGTGTATTTCCCAGGAACATTGTCTTTCTGCCCACTGGCTTTAGGATCAGCAACTTCTTGTTCTCTTTTGCTGATCACTCCTCGTTTTTTTAATAGATCAAACCTAATCTTTCCACTGCCAGGAGTAATAACATCATCATCGTCTCCGGCTACAACTTCGCGGATACTAGGAATGTCTTGATCTACGTCGTCACCTACAAATACATTGGCACTGCCTCCAACTCTCGCCGCTCCGCTGACGTCTCTATTAGTGGTGTAATTGATACGTTGATTATGAGCAAACACGGCATTGCTACCGTGAGCAGTCTTGTCTTGTGCTGAAAGCGGAACTAGAGTCCCAACGTCACTGGTATTGACTGAAGCTAATAAATTATTTGCATATACAGTGGTATTGCCATCAGTCTTGATGACTACTTTTCCTGACGTATTCGGATCAGTATACCGCTGTATTGCTTTAACCATTTTATGCTAATGCTATTCCTGTGGTCTGTTGAGTATAAGCCATGGCAAAATCTTTATCAGTGGCTTCCATTACAACAACTGTTGACTTGAACAATTTGATTTCTTTTTCGGGATTAACTGTAAAAAGATAAGGCATCATACCTACACCTTTCTGTGTCATGCTTAATACCATTGGTTTACTTAATTTGTAATACAATGGACCGTCTTCGATTAGTTTCGCAATTAACTCTTCACCTGTAGACAGTTTTAATGTTATTACTTCGCCTCCAGTTACACCTTTATCAATTAGCATGATATTCCTTTGCTAGATATGCTTTTAATTCTGTAAATCCACCGATAAGTTTGTCATCTAAAAAAATCTGAGGGACCGTACGTGCTGTCGGTACTGCTTCTAGTAGATCCTCTTTACTGTATCCATCTCCGATTTTCTTTTCTTCAAACTTGATACCTTTTTGCGTTAACAGTGCCTTTGCCTGATCGCAATAAGGACAATGATACTTACTCCACACTACTGCTTTCATTTCTTTTCCTCTTTTAGTTCTTTTATTAATTGATTCAATCGATCAATCTCTTTAGATCGAGATGCGTAACGGCTCTGTTCTTTTTTACGTGGTTCAACTTTAATTACACAAGGAGTATCAATTTTCACAGATACTTCGTGTACTCTGTTGCTCCAATCTAACAACTTATCGCTTAACCAATCTAAAAATTGTACACGGAGGCATTTGCTCTTTTCCTCAATTTCTCGTAGCTTTTGATTATAAGCTTTCATTTCTATCGCAACTTCGCTAGGACCTGATTTAAGAGCTTGGTCTACTCTCTCTTTTGATATTTTCATCTATTTCCTTTAACTTGAATATACGATGCTATTGTTTTTATCAACTACCCTAACCATTACTGCACCCTTTTGTTTTTTTTGTAGAGCGGCAGAAATGGCCTGGGCTTCAGTGCCAAATGTTCCAAGAGTGGTCCATGATTCATATGGACTTTTACTTTTGAATTGAGCTTTATACATATTCTATACTTAATTAAATTGCCGGTAGCTCTTCATAATTTAGAGCATCGCTCATGACACCAATGACATAGTTTGTTGACTCATTTTCTTGTAGAGCGGTCTGTTTCTTTGATGTATCACTATGTTTGTTAAACCAAGGAATTGGTGTAGTTTTTGGTGCAGGATTCCAGTACTTGATACCAATATCTTTCAATGAAACAGCAGCAGTATAATCTACAAAGTCCTTGAGAATGTTTGCATTGAGGCCGATAACAGGACCTTTTTGGAACAGATAATCGGCCCATGCTTTTTCTTCAGCAATAACATCTTTATAAATTTTAATAACTTCTTCTTGGCATTCTTGTGCCGCACTAGCAAAACGAGGATCTTCCTTGACAACTTGATTGATCAAGAATGCCGTCCATCCTTTGTGTAGAAGTTCGTCTTGTAGAATTAGGCTAATAATGTTACCGTTGCCGATAAAGATCTTGTTCTCAACCATTGCTAGACTTGTAGCAAATGATACCATGAAGCGGAATGCTTCTAAAGCATAGCTGGCATGTAATGCTAGATAGATTGCTTTAACGTGTTCTTCTTCACTAATGGCCTCGCCCATTTCTTTGCGACAGTTAATAACATGTAACTTATCATAATATGCACCTACACTACTGGCCATGTCAACAATCTCTTTGGTATCGTGGATAGTGTTAAACACTTCCTTAGGCACATTGTAAATATTACGAATGATATGACTGTAACTACGACTGTGAATGTTAGTTTCAAAGAATGTCCAATTGTAGACTAACGCTTCTAGTTCTGGTAGACTTACGACCGGAGTAAAGATTTGACTTGGGCCGCGACCTTGCAGGCTGTCAAGAGCAGTTTGCCTAAGCAGGTTACTAGTGAAGATATGTTTAACTGCATCTGATGCATCCTTGAAGTCGTTAGCATCTTTGGCTAGACTGATTTCTTCTGGAACCCAAAAGAAACCACGTGCGGTCTTTTCAAAGTCTGCAATCTTATTATATTTGACTTCCTCGAAACGTTGGATAGTAACCGGACCCGCTGGATCCAAGAACATCTTACGATTAAGATAGTCTGTCTTTGTGTTTAGGTTATATTGAGCTCTGCTCATAGTTTACATGCCTCGCAATCATCTTCTAGTTCTATGTCACTATGTCCGTTGTAGTGAACGACTTCTTGTACTTTATCTTCCTGCATCTTACTGCCTTGTTTGTTGATCAAACTATAATAGAAAGTTTTGATTCCCCACATATGGGCCTGCATTAAGTTCTTAGCGATCAATGTCGTAGGAACTTTTCTATCAACAAAATGTGCAGGATTATAGAATGTATTAGTAGAGATACTTTGATCTACATATGCAGCTAATACTGCCGCAGTTTTTAAGTAACCCTGGCAATCTTTCTGTTCCCACATCAATTGGTATTTGTTCTTGAGTCTGTGATATTCTGGAACTACCTGCGTAAACGAACCTGCCTTTGACTCCTTAGTACTGATAAGGCTCATTGGTAGTTCTATTCCATTTGTACTATTAATAACAACAGAGCTAGACTCAACTGGAGCAATAGCCATAAGAGTAGCATTTCGTACACCATGTCGCTTCATCTCCTCACGTAAAGGTTCCCAATCTAGTTCTGGTGTGAAATCAGCTAACTCATTAACACCGTGTGCGCGGCGCTCCCAAGGAAACACTCCCTTGCCATACCATGTCTTGTTGCTGTCAAGGCACTTGCCACGTTCTTTAGCCAATTCAACTGTTGCTTCTGTAAGATAGTATGCCTGATGTTCCATCCAAGATTTAACTTCAGAAAGAGCATCTTTCTCTCCGTATTTGAGTCCACGCTTGGCATGCCAATAGGCTAGGTTAGTAACACCAATGCCTAATGGCTGTATTTCTTGATTGCTTAATTCTGATTGGATGCTTAGAAAATCTTGATAATCCAAAATATTGCAAAGGCTACGCTGCAATATACGGCAAGCACGGCGCATATCCTCAGGATTGCGAAAGGCACCCCAGTTAATGGACCCAAGGGTGCAAAGAGCAATTCGGCCCTCCGGATCGTCGAGCCTCTTAAATGGTTTCGTAGGTAATAGGATCTCACAGCAAAGATTAGATTGATAAATCGTATGATACTCTGTATCAAACGGTCCTTGATTCATGACATTGTCGATGAATACAAGATAAATTCTACCTGTGTCTGTGCGCTCTTTTAAAATGCCCCCTTTGAATACTTCTTCAGCATTCATCACTTTCTTACGGAGACCTTTTTGCTTTTCGTATTTAACATATAGTTCTTCAAATCTTTCTGTATTACTGTAGAAAGCTTCATAAAGATCTGGAACTTCGTTTGGATCAAAAAATGTTATGTTTTCTCTGTTCTTGAATCTTCTCCAGAACATTGCATTAAGCACAACCCCATAATCCATATGACGGACTCGGGTTTCCTCTGTTCCTTGATTGTTTTTAAGAACAATAAGATCATCAAACTGATGATGCCAAATAGGATAGAATACAGTAGCACTAGCATTGCGGATACCTCCTTGGCTGCAAGAGCGCAAATCACCAAACCACTTCTTAAGGAATGGGATCATTCCTGTATGCATGATTTCACCACCTCTGATGGGGCTACCTAGAGGTCTTAGACGACCAATCTCCAAACCGATGCCTGCACGTTTGCTGGCATACTTAGCCATCATTTCGCCACTAGCGAATATACTATCCAAATCATCATCAGACCTAATGAGAACGCAAGAAGAAAATTGTTTCGTCGGAGTGCCAAGGCCAGCAAGAACAGGAGTAGCAAGAGTAAAAAGGCCATCACTAGCAGCATTATAATATTCCTTTATGTAACGCATACGAGCCGCATTTGGTTCTTCTTTATGGAATACTGTTGCGGCTGCAATCATATAACGAACCTGCGGTGTTTCGTAAATTTCTTTAGTAGCACGATTGCGTACTAGATATTTTTCAATCAATTGCTCGATCGCTGCATATGAATATTCTTCATCTTTGCTATGATCAATCATTTCATCCATTTTGTTCCAGTCATCTTCTGAATACCAATCTAGAAGCTCCGGAGTATATAGACCTACTGATATGTTCTTTTTTACAATGTCTAGGAGATGCGGAACCTCATAACTTCCATATACATCTTTTCTCAGCATTGATAATCTTTGTTTTCCGGCAACATACTGATAATTGGTGTGTCCGACGTCGGGATTGGCTTCAACGTCAATTAGATCAACAATCGCTCTTAAAGTAATGTTATCAATTTCTTTAGTTGTAATACCATCATAGAAATGCAATTGTGCTTTGATTTCTATCATCGATTGACTAACGTCGGCGATACCTTTGCATACTTTTGCTACCTGTGCCTGCCACTTTTCGATGTGTAGTGGCTCTTTACTTCCGTCTCTTTTAATAACTATTGTGTTCATTCTTAGTACGCCTCGATATTTTTTTTATAGTGAGCAGATATTTATGGCAGGCTGCGACCTTTCCATATTATGTTTGAATCCTGCTGGGGAATTTCATGTATCTTTAAACTTCTCTTGTATTCAAAATTTAAAACATCAGACTGGTCCACAATTAAGAAAAATTTAGGATCTTTTTCATTGGGGAGCATAGACATATGTATCTCACAATGAGTGTCCATAAACCGCTGTGTTAACTTCAGAGTATACAGCATTCCTAAGGTTATTGCAAGATCATCGTATTTTCCTTCCAAAATTAAATGCCAAGGATCGGGCCATTCGGAGGGATTTTGTGTGTTAAGATAAGGATTAACAAAAGGAGCCAAAGACCAAAATTCAGCAACATCCTGTAAAGGTGTGTTACTGACTTCTAACGCATCTCTAAATTCTCTCCAAATTTTAATCCTATCGTCGCGATAGAGATTAAACACCGTATGTTACAAAGTAAGAGATTTGGCCAGTGGCTTGATTGGCGATCGGATTTTTATACCATAACTGAATAGTATCTAATCCTGAATCAAGATTATTGTCAAGAACGTTCGTTCCAAATTCAAAACCTGTCATAGCCGTTGCTCCTGATGTGTAGTTAAATTCGTCAGTTAATGATATAACACTGGGGCTTATTGCGTCAACGATTAATCTTAAAATTCCTCGTCTAACTCCAGTGCCAAGTGTTAGCGTATAATCAATTTCTATAAATTTATTGAAACTAGAAAATACCGCTAGTGTTCGTTGTCCGTCTGAGGTAAAGATGTCAGTTACAACATTATTGACTATGTTGGTTCTTGCACCATTAAGAACTTCTGGCCATCCTGCTTTAGCTGCTGATGACGATACTCCGGCTTCTTGAGTCCTATCAAAATAACAATCTGTTACAATATTATTCTTTGTTTGAACAAAAGAAATAACTGGTGCTATAGGTGTAGCAGCATTGTTAAGACCATTGGCACAGATTAAAAATCTACTGCTTTCAATAGACATGTCGTTTCCGTTTGTAACATGAATAGCCTGATTGAAAATCAATTCAAAATGACAATTCTTCACAGTCCACTGATTGCTTTGATTAGCCTGTCCTTGTAAGTAGATTCCCTTACCACAGAGATAGAAATTACAATTATCAAAATTAACATGAGTAGTTAATGCAGAAGAATATATTGCTGATACTGCAATATAGCTCTTAGTAAAATTACAATTTGAAAAAGTTATGTCGGTTACTTTAGTTCCATCGATATCATTTGACCACGACACTGCTGATGTTTCTGTGCTGTTGCCCAACGCATAAGTTGATTCAAAAATAATATTATTAAATTTTGCATTTCTTAATCCAGTTAAATTCAATAGACCAGATGTAAAATACATTTTTAAATTTGATATAGATACATTTTCAGGACGATCAGAGGACGTAAATGATCCTATATTCGTACCAAGGAAAGATTTAAAAGTAACTGTGCTAGCATTGAACAGCAATGTAGTTGCTGATGCATTTTCTCCTACAATTACAGTATTAGATGGAATTCTAAGTGTTGTTGATAGAAGATAGTTACCGGCTGGTATCAATAAAGCTTTTCTAAAATTTACATTAGCATTTTGAAATAAGTCATCTAATGCTTTCTGGAATGCCGGAGAATCATTTGTAGTTCCATCTCCTTTAGCACCATAATCTAAAACGCTGACATATTCGTCTAATTTAGATTGTAGTGATCTAGAAATACTTTGTGTGATACTAGGATCATTAGAACCAAAACGATAAGCCCTAGTAAGGTCTAGAATATTATCGTATTCGGTAAGAATTTTAGTATTGCCGACTAAAGGAGCGCCTTCAGTAACACTGCCGTTACCAATATATAATTCTTGCGTGTCAACGGCCCAGGCAAATTCACCACCACTTAATTGCGGAATACCTGTTTGTAACTTTTTTCCTTTACGGACTTGTATTTTGCTTATTTGGACTACGGCCATAGATGTATACCCTTGTTAGGGTATTTATCTAGAATTATAGTATTGCTCAACTCGCTCAAGCCATTTATCTGACCACTTATTCCAAGTTTCGGGGGTGATATCAAACTGCTGATACTCACAATCTCTAGAGCACATTAGGATATGTGCGTGTTTAATATCAGTGCCATGCATCTCGTTGTGTGCCATAGCATAGGCAACTAACTGTAGATAGTAGTCCTCAACCCACTCTTCCTTCTTGGGTCTGTTAGTTTGCTTGAAATCTATGATAGCAGGATTTTTATTAAAAATTCCTACACCATCTGTAGTTCCTGCATATAATCCGGGAAAGTAAAGATTAACCTCTGAACCCCACATTTCGCTGACATTGCACATTCCTTGCTCAATGATCACCTGGGCCATCTTAAAACCCTGTTGATGCACTAAGTTACTTTTAGCGACAAGTTTTTCTCCCTTAACGTAGTCCTCGAGATACTTGTGCATCGATGTGCCGACGCCTGCTGCTTCTGTAGTAATTTGCTGTGCTTTTTCTGCACCTACACGCTTGCGCCATTCATGGAGAAAAGTTTTATCTTTGGTAGAATCTAAGATAGTTGTGACACTGGGAACAGGAATCCCATCGCCTGTATCATAGTGTCTTTTACCATTAATGGTTGTTCTAGTGGATGTGGGATATTGATATTTTTCTATTAGTAGAGTCATAAAGTATTTTAAAATATTACTTTATGTATGTCAAGCTGCTGTGACGTTTGGTGTTTGTGATTGTTGAGCTAACTGCTGCGGAGCAAGACCCTGTGCCATTTGATTGATAGCGTTCTGGCTGTCTTGTTCTGGTTCTAGATCAGGATTATCATTTTCAATACCAGGAACATTTAGTTTGATAGTTTTATCGTTAAAGTCTAAGACTAATTCCTGCATTGGAGGAGGAAGACTGTCATAGATAGATTTGAATGCTTCATAGTCAGCAGCCATTTCAAACCCTTGGCTGCGCATCATACGTGCAAAACCGTTCCAGTTAAATTCCGCTGGTTGTTTCTTGATAGCTGCCGTTCCAATGTAATTCTTCAGGGCCAAGATAAATTTATCAATCGGCTCTGTTTCGATTTCGTCTAAGGGTAAAGCAAATTCGTAAAATCTCATCCTAGTTGTGCCAATTGTTTTTGTAAATCAGAAATCTCAGCTTGCTTTTCTTTGATAGCATCCTGTATCTGTTTCTTTTGATCGTCGTGATCTTTCTTAGCCTGAGCTGCCTGCGCAGGGTCCATCTGTCCACCTGCCATTCCTGCTTGCCCAGCTGCTTGAGTTGTTTTCTGGGCCGCACTCTGAAAACCCTGTTTGGCCGCTTGACCAAGGCGGCTTACACCTCTTACCACAGCGCCACCGGCTGCCTGGGCACCCCTTGCTGCTAGTTGACCTGCACCGGCTGCAACACGACCAACACCTGCTGCTACCGCACCTAATACCGGCAGTATTTCATCTAGCTGTTGGTCATTCTCTTTTAGGTCTTTGAGTCTCATTAGCCTGCCAATGCCTTTAATAAACGGCTTTGATAGTTAATGCTTTCACGCTGTTCACGGCCTGCTGTTTCAGCACCACCGGCTGCTGGTTCAGCTGCTGCAAAATCATCTTCTGGAGCATTCATCATGTCAGGTTCTGCTGCATCGACCTCTGGCTCTTCAAAGCCTGGAGGAGCTTCATCTGCACCAGCTTCTGTACCACCTAACATTTCTGCAGGTTGTACTTCACCAGTTAGGGCTCTTACGCCTGTGCTCATTGTTTCTCTAGCTTGCTTTAGTGTATCTAAAGCTGACTGGATCGCAGGAGCAACTTGGCTTAAAAATGCTTTAGCCTGTTCTTGACCCATTTCATCACGGATACTATCACCTAGAGATAATAGTGTATCATTTTCGATACCGGCTAATTCTTCAATCCATCTGCTGACCTTGTCAACCATTCCTTTAGCTGAAACAACAGCAGATGCTTTGTTTAGTTCGTTTTCATTTACTTGAGTGTTCATACTTTCTCCAATTTGGCTTTCTTGTGTAAAATCATATCCATCGTAGATCCCAAATGACTCGTCGCTGTCATCGGCAGCTTGATCATCGCTGTAACCTAATTCATCAACAACTTGTTCATTTGATTCTACTTCATCTGTATGAATCCCCTGAAACATTGCTGCCGGATCTTCGTCAACTATTTCAGATTCAGTACGCTCTGCAATCTCTTGGTTGATGATGTCCAACATCCATTGTGTCTTTTGATGATCTTCATTTTCTACGGTTTCATTAAATGTGCTGTCGCTGCGCATTTGATGAACCTTAGTTCTTAGTCTATTTCTTGCATCTTCTAACTGAGGCAAGGTAAAA